TCGGGATATTAAACTTTCAAATATTTCTTTAGAGGGTGAGAAAACGGGGAATAGAATAATTAAATTCGTTGATACTCCGAAAACAGAAGACGAAAGAATGAAATTAGCCGACGAGCTTTCTGTAACTGAAGCAATGGGAGAGGAGGCGGGGATGCCTACCGAGGCGTTGGCTGTCGCTGTTGATACATTCAAAGACTATAATTTTGATATTCAGATAGTTAAAAACTCTTCTTATGAGAAGAACCGCATTTTAGATCAAGCTTCGCGTCAAGAGTATGCCAATTGGAGATTATCTATGCAGCAATTTAATGTGCCCGTAGATGCTCAAGAGTTGGTAAATTGGGTTGACGAAAGTTATGATGTTGATAGCGAACGGTTTAAGCCGAAACAATCTCAAGGAGCGCCGGGGCAACCAGCACAACCCCAACAGGGGGCAGAACAGCCACCGCAAGGGATGCAACCCGCAAAAACGATGGCTCCTAAAAACCTGCCGGCAATGAGTGGGGTAATGTAATTTGCGGTTAATAACTTAATGTGTTAAAATGGATAAAGAGATGAAAAAAGTGAATAAGTCTTTGGAACTTTTAATGCAAACCGAGCCATTACTTGAATTCAAAGAGGCAATCACCGAAGAAGTGCACGAAATGAAGTTTGGTTTAGCTCAAGTTTATGGTAATAGGGGATTTAGGAAGTATATGGAAATGCTTATAAAGTCCCAAATGGAGGCGACATTAAGAGCGGAAACGATAAATGATGTGTTTTATATCAAGGGGAGGATATTGACGCTTAAAGAACTGCTGGCGATATCACGGACTGAATTTAATAATATAGAAAAATTAAAAAAACTGAATGAAAACAAAAAGTAAAAAGATTTTGAAGAAAGTTGGGCACGAATTAAAGGTTAATCCTCCCCGCATTTTAGCAAAAACGGCAAAGAAAAAGGGGAAGAAAGCCGCCCAGAAACAGCGCGTGGCTATATTGCTTTCAAAGGCAAGAAAGGCAGGAGCAAAGGTCGTCAAAAAACCAAAGAAATTCGTCGCGGGAGCGTTTGAAAACGCTCGCAAAAAGTATTTTGGATTAAGTAAAAAATCATAAAATGGTAAAGAAAAAGGTTAAAAAACCGTCTAAAAAGTCCGGCAAAAAGATGACTTTTGATAAGATGAAGGAAAAGATGTATGGCTTGAAGGGGGGAATGAAGTAATTTGAAAACTAAAAAAATCGCTTAATGTTTGGTGGTTTCCTGCAGGACTACTAAAGTTTTTTAAGCGATTCTTTAGTAGTTCATTAAGAAACCATCTAAACATGGTTTCTTTTTATTCATTAAAACGCTTCGGTAGGGCGTAATCTATCGTAAAAAATTATGGATAAAACAGATGAGTTAGATGCTTTGCTCGCAGAGGAGAAAGAAACTCCCGATCCTGCGTTAGGTGAAAACCAAGATAAAATAAATGAGGAAAAAGCAAAGGCAGAAACAGAACTTGCTAATTTAAAAAAAGCCAAAGAGGAGGCTCTTAAGGAGCTAAAATCTATCCGTGAAGCCAAGCAAAAGGTTAAAACGGGAGAAGATGATGAATTGCCTAAAATTGATATGGATGACCCTACCGCAAAGGCGTGGGCTAAACATATCAGAGAGTCAGTTGATCCAATTCAGGCTGAAGTTGAAAAAGCAAAAGAGGAGCGAAGAACTTTCGCCCTTAATCAGTTTCTGTCAGATAAGCCTGCTCTTTCTAAAAATCCTGAAAAGGTTAAGGAGTTGGTGGGGACTTATGAAAGACTAAGAACCGCAACAGAGATGACCACAGAAGGGATTTTGAATGATTTGCAAAAGGCTTATGCCGCGGTATATAGCGACGAACTTCTCACGGCAGCTCGTCAGAGTAGAGTAAATGATGCGAAAGCTGATGTACTTTTCTCGGATATTGCGGTATCGCGTGGCGCAACCTCGTATTCTACGCCCAGAGAGAAAAATCCTGTTTTAGATGAAGATTCTAAAAAAATCCTCGCTAAATGGGGTATGACTCCCGAAGAATGGACGGAAGACTACAAAAAATATAAATAATGGTCGGTGGTTGCGATGAAACTTAACACTTACAAAAATGGCAAGAACAATTTATGGCGCGGAGCTGTTTAAGTCTCCCACCAAAGAAGCAAACTATACGCATAATTCTATCGGTACTAATTCAACCGTCTTTACGGCGAATGATCCGGTAACAATTTCGTCTGGTTTGCTCGTGGTGGCGGGTACTACTAACACGGTTGCCGGTATTAACGCTAAAACTCAGACTATGGCTTCTGATAACCAGACCGTAGCAAAAGTTACCCCTTCCTATATTCCTGTTGATCAGGATATGGAGTTTTTAATGGGCACTAATTCTGATTTGAGCGCTACCACCTCAATCGGTGTTTACTACAAGCTCACGACCGCTACGACTAACACTGTTCATGTGGATGTAACCTCAGGGGCACAGTCTACTGGCAGTCGTGTTGTGGTCTGCACCGGCGTTGACCCTCTAAACGAGGGAGGCACTGGTTCGGGTTCGGGTTTGCGACAGGGCTTGTTTAAGTTCGTTAAGGTGTTAAATATCAAGTCTGATAACTAAATTTTATGGCTGACATTCAAAAACTATTCGATTTAGCTGATCCGCGTATTCGCAAGGTGTGGGATGAAAAGCAAACACAGCTTTCTACCCGCCTCGAATATTCTGATCTTGGTCTTACCGACCACAATGCGGAAATTCTTGACACACAGTTTGAGAATTTTACGGGTCTTGGTATTGCACAGCAAACGGGCGAGAAAGAGCCTTACAATCGCGAGGACATCGCCAATGCGTACAAGGTAACCATTACTCCGGTTAAGTTTACTAAAGCTATTGATATTACAGAGGAAATGTTGCGTTTCAGTCTCTGGCCAAAAATCAACAATTTGGTCGGTGCGGTTGCTAACGCGCTTAATGCTCGCATCAACACTGATGCGGCTAAACTCTTTTATCTCGGCTTTGGTACTACTTTCTCTACTGGTGGTGATGGTAAAGCTTTGTTTGCAACGGATCACCCGATGGGCGACGGCTCTACCCAGAGCAATAGCTTGTCGGCTGTCCCGTTGTCTTATGACAACCTAAAGACTGCTGTTCAGAGGATGGATAGGTTTTACGATGACAAGGGCATTCAGCTTCTTCCTTGCTCTAAACTACGTTTAATCGTGGCGAGAGAGAATAAGGAAAAGGCGGAAGAAGTCCTGCGTTCTATCGGAAATCCTGATTCAGCTAACCGCGTAAGCAATGTATTCAACAATGGTGCTGGATATATTGACTACAAAGTTGCAAGCTGGATTCCGTCCGGTTATAGCAAGTATTGGTTCGTTATTGACATGGAGCGAGCTTCGAACATGGCTTACATGGTATGGGGCTGGAGGCCGAAGTTTGATGACGATAAGGTCGTCAACAACGGCACTAAGGTCTATACTGGTTCGGTTATGTTCCGCCCTGGCTTCCAGAGCTGGCATTTCGGCATCGGTTCGGCGAGCACGACTTAATCGTGGTGCTAGGGTTTGCGGTCATCCTTTAAAACCGCTTCAATATAGTCTCAATCTTTTATCTCCAAGATAAGACTTCAGAAAAATGAGATACCAATTATTAAAGTTAACAAAAGGTCATTCAACAAAAGCGGAACGAAAGTTTGCAGAAAGACTGAAAGCAAATCACATTCCGTTTAGAATTAAAATTAAAATCAAAGAAAGGGAAGTTGATTTTATTGTAGGAAATTATGCTATTGATATAGACGGACACGAGCAAGATGGATTGAAAAATCATATGCTCGCTGATAGCGGATTTATACCAATACACATAGATAATAATTTCGTAAATAAAATCAATATAAACTTTCTAAAACAAAAATGAGTAATTTAACAAATTTTCCGAATGGGATTACTTCAATGGGAGTGCCAATTTTAGGCAGCTCTTATATGGGGCCATCAGGTAAACTTTTCGTTGTAGTAAGTAGCGCGGCAAAATACAGCTACATAACATCTGTAATGGATGTAGAGCATGTGTTTTTACAGGATTCAACGCACGCTGGTCT